GACAGGTCTGAGTTGGATCAGGGGCGCTGAGTGCACCACTTGCGGAGCGACCGCCGGGGTTAAAGAGAAAGTGACATTCCCCGTCAGCAAAAAGCCGAAGAAAAAGAGGTTGAGATTTCGCGTGATTTAGGGCGGAGAACATAAAGATTCAGATACTGAATCCAAAAGTCCGTCCAGACACCCAGTGTATAGGATCGAACGTTGTCGATACACTGAAAACCAAAGCGTGTGTGGGGAGCTACCCCTGCACGGTCGTAAGGACCTTAAACTAGTCGTCAGGGACGAAAAGTCAAGACGATGGAACCTGTAACCACCCGATTATGGTAGATCGGGATCGATGGGACGCAAGCTGCTGCCTATCCAGCTGGTGAATAGTAGCCAATATGCTATCATCGGGGATTCCGGTGCGTTGAGGCGAGATTAGGAGGTAACTTCTAGTATCGCCGCTTCACATCGGAGTTCCTGCGGTTTAATGCAAGGGACCCAAGACAATAAAAACCCAAATGCAAGTCGGTCGAGAGGACCTGGCAGATCGTGCCAAATTAAGGTGGGGGTGAAGAGAGGTATCGATAAAGATCAAAAAATAATTCTTGATTTCGTCGACGAGACTTCACATCCTCGCTCAGGGAGGGAGAGAACCTTAAGATTATCTGTTTAACCAGAACAGATAGAGAAGGAGGAACCATAGGAATGCAATCATCTTTCTAATCCATGTGAGGGTTGGTCTGCATGATTTCGAGAAAGGCATTCAGAGGCCCAGTGGCGTAGAAGCTCGTAGAAGACACAATGATCGTCGGTTGTTGATCAGAGGTAATACGGAACGAGTACATAGCTACGCTATGGGGGGCCGAGACGGTCGGGGTATAAGTCGCCTGTGTGACTTCCGCAACAGCGTTAGAGAACGAAACTGTTGGGATCACAGGGGTACCCGACGTAGAGAAGGCTCTTATGAAGAGGTTGAAGGTGGTGCCGACGATTTGTTTGTTGAGATCAATAACAATCGAGTTGGTGCCTTGACCATATTGCCTTACGAGGTTTCCTTGGAAAGAATTACCACCATACCAGGCTGTGTTGGAAACAGCAGCTGGAGAGTTGATACTATCCAAAGTAGCCCAAAGGATTTGGTTGCCTTGAGAGGAAAAGAGTTGCTTCTTATAGAAGGTGATGTCGTAGGAGACCCAAAGCTCTCCGAGGTTAACGTCCGCAACGGACATTCCTTGAGTTGCGATCTGGAAGTTTCCGAGATCGTAGTTTCGTTGAATGTCGTTTGAAGGGACACTACCATTTCGGATAGAGTAGAGTTGTCTCTGACGTTCTTTAGGCGAGCATTCGACGGCATGAATCAGGGATTCAGAAGCCGCGCATGACATCGCGTAGTCAGAGTTCTCCATCTCAACTTTGGTTGCGAATTGAGGATCGACCACGTCGTACTCAGTAGCTGCAATAACAGTACCGAGGGCTTGTGAAGTTCCGTTGAACGTAGAGGACGTCGAGCGGAATTCAAAGATAATTCCATTGGGCTGCCACTGGTCAAAGTTGTTTGCCAGTGCAGAGAGCCAAGGAAAAGTCGCAGCCAGACCTGGATTGATGGCGAAGGAGTTATTCGAGAAGATAGTTGATCCGCCGACGAGAGCGCCGGAACGGATATCTCCAAGATACTCGCGCTCGGTTACGCGGAGGCCACGTTTACCGTCCGGAGTGAAGAAGGGGATTTGAGAGCTCTTCGTCAGGTTCCCTCTCATGAGAGAGTTCCCGACTACTGTATAGTCTCCCTTCCCGATCACTCGGTTGATAAAGTCTCCGGCCTTCATGCCGAGACCGGCCTGACCGTAGCGGGCACCAATCTGGGCACCGATCTTCGATCCGACAGAGTTGGGGTTGAAGGGGCGGCGTTGAGAGTTGGTCGCTGCCTTCTTGACGACCTTCTTCGTCTGGTTGAATAATTGTTGTTTGCTCACCATTTTCTTGGATAATAATGTGGATTATCAGAAGAAAATTCAGGAGAAGCAGAGTGAGAGTGGTAAAAAGAGGGATGATTTCCGTCTAGTTTGTGGAACTTAAGTGTAAGTTCCTGTGGATGTATGGGATCCGCCTTCCCAGGCGGACTGTACATCACAGCAGATTAGGAGCCGTGCAGTCTCTCGACGATTTGGTTCGTAAGGAAGTATTAAGCTTCAGGATGACCCGAAACACCTTTTTGGTCCACCTCATGAGAGGCCTACTGTGACCCCATATTTCTCCGCTGGACTTCGGGAGTGTCCCGGAGGATATATCCGCGAGCCAAAGCTTGGAGCTCAGCATTTCGACGTAAAGCGAGGTTACGATTACGAATGGAGTTCTGAATTGGCGTCGGCGTAGGATCCTGTAACGGGGACGCAACGAAGAGGGAGGGACGAACTAGGAGGTCGTCCTGGAGTTCCCAATCTTCCACCTCAACATCAAGGGCTGAAGGAACGGAAGTCTCCAAGAATTTTGAAGTCTCTTGAGGGATCTGAACGAGCGGTGCAGGTTCAGAGCCAGAGATCTTCAAGTCTTGGAAGACTAGATCGATCGGCGAGACCAGGTCAGTAGGTGCTGACGGGTCGATACGGATGTAGCAGGCGTAAGGGAAGTCTTCCATCTCGGACTTATCAAGGAGATTACGTTGTCGGTGATAACCTTCAACATCCTTGCCAGAGTTCACCAAGCGACGGAGGGTAGAGGGGGCCAAACGGCTCGCAGGCTCTACCGAAGAACGGCTAAGGAACATAGGACGAGAGAGGGAAGTTGGAAGAGTGACGGAATTATCGACATACCGGTCATACCCCGGAGGGGCAGGGGCGGTTTCGGGATAAGGTTCAAGGTGAACAAACCGAGCAGCTCTTCCAAGGGACTCTCCTTGGTATAATTTTTGCTTATTCGCAAGAACAAGGACGCGGCTCCAGGGCGAGTCAGTCTCCAGACCAGTGAAGGGTCGGAGTAAAGCTGCCTTAAGGAGAAAAGCTAAGCGTCGTTGGTCAGGGGAATAACTGGGATTAATCCCGTCAACCCGGGGGAAGCCGAGGCCGCCAAGGAGTGGATGAGCAAAAATGTTCATTGTACCGTTTTCCATGAAGCGCGTCTGACGGACGATAGAATCACGATGATAGTGAAGGAATCGTTTATGTGCAAACGTAGGAGTCATGGCGGTAGGAACAGAAAGGGCATACCAATCTCGGAGGGGCATGTCGGCAAGTGCTGCGCGACCGGAAAGCTTGGATTGTCCAGTAAGTAATCCGACATTCATGAAGTCGAGAATTACAAAGTTGGACGCGGGCTTTTCGGGAATGTCGGGCAGCGGCCCAAGTTCTTCGATATCGGGCCATGTCGGAGGCTCAGAAACACGAAGTCGCTTAATGATTCGGTCGACACCAAGGAGTGCGGGAATGACCCGGGACTCGAGGGCGATAGGGACAGAATTCATCGTGCCTAGAGTAGGATGGAAGAAGTTCTTTCCTTGAGAAGGAGAAAACCCGACAATAGGAATCGTCGCCAGCCACTTTTGATAGTGAGCTGCGTCGGAGATGAAAAAGATATCATCTCCGTTGACGAAAACCGGAAGGGAATTCATAGTGATGGCTCCGGAAAGGAACCTTGTCATGATGCCAAGTGATTTGACAAAACAGTACAGGTTCGCAATACAGAGCAACGGGAAAGAAAGGACGCTCCCCATGAGTTGTCCGTTCCGTTGGTAACGGAAAGGACGAATTCGATGGTGAGAGATCTTCATCGCGGGCACGGGCGGGTGTTCAGACGAATTGATGGTCTGATGAATCTGGCGAGCGGCAGAGGGCGGATCGTCGAAACCGAGGTCTCGGAGAATTCCGATTGTCTCATCTAGACTCTGCTCCTCAGAAACGGTCTGCAACGAGGGCAGACCAGCCTGGGAGTAGGATGAGGTCGAAAGACGGAAACGAACGTTCGGCGGGTTCATAAAGCCTGTTTGGTCGAGATTAGTATCAAAACCAGATAAGGCCGTACGAGTACCGGCTACAAAGTTCGGATTCCTCTTCTGATTTTCACTGCCCTGGAGCATCGAGCCCAAGATCGGATCTGGTGAGACACCAGAAATCTGAGTTGGGGGATACTCGAGGTATTGATTGTCGAGAAGATCGAATAGGAGAGATCGCTTTTGACGGTCTAACGGATTAAGGTGGTCGAGGAGAGACTCACCCATCATCTGAGAGACATCGATGTTTAGCCGATCGGTTGCAGCAGAATAGTCGCCAGAGGCCAGGCCAATGCCTTGGCCAGCGAGTACTCCGAACCGGAGGGAGAACTCAGCGTGCAGTGTGATGAGATCGTCCAACTCATAAGCTGTGAGGGTCTTTCCAATGAATTTGAATGGAGAGAACTTCTTCAGGTATGAGTGGATGGCACGTTGAGCCACGGTGGCAAAGAAGGAACGGAGACCATTCATGGCAGTAATCATACGTACCTTGAGTGGTTCGCGAATAGCAACAACTTTGCACCAGGGGAAAAACTCCGACCGGGCTTCCTGGAGGTCAATTGGGCGATCAATGTGGCCCAAGCCTCCTCGGCTAAGTACCTCCATGACAGACGAGATCCAGGTTGGTCGTCTGAAAGGAGGTAGGGTGAAGAAGAGATCCTTCAAAGCGGACACCACATGGAAATGATTGAAATCACGAGCGTAAAGTTGGAGGAGAACCTCCCACTCATGGGCAGAAGGAACGTAGTCGGAGTAATCCGTGACTACCTTCTGATTTCGATCGAGGAACATGCGGCTAAGTCCGGGGATCCAATCTCGCGCAATGTCAAGGGTAACAGTGACAAAGGGAGCATCTTCATTTGCAGAGAGGGAGAAGTCTGGAAATTTAAACAGGAACTGTCGAACCTCCGCGCGAGAACCTCCATGTAGGCGACCAAAAGAGTTGGAGGCGGACAAGGAGACTTCGGCGTCACGGAGGGCTGAGGAGAGTCGGGGGATTTGAAATCCACGGAGGACTCGGTCAGTAAACGAACGAATTTCTGAAAGATCCAGAGAAGGATGTGGTGGAGGCGGCGAGCTCAAGGTCTCGGCGTGCTTGATAGGCAGCCTTAACCATGGACTCGGGAACAACATCACATCCCTTCTTCATCTGCGAGATTCCGAAGACAACCTTAAAGAAAGGGTACTTCAGTTTCTCGGGGGCATTCTCTTTCGACGGATCAAAGTTGATCACACGCTTGATGAAGGCGCGAATATCTCCAGAGAAAAGCGGGTCTGTGGCTCCAAGGCCAAGGGTCTTCCAAATTTGCGGCATAGGTGGCAAATCCTGGCGAAGAAAGCGTGCAAGAGGCACGTCCTTCCAGTATTTTACCAAACCAACAAATTGGTCTTCCGGACAGAAGAAAAGAGTCCGGATGGCGGGGACGACCTCTTCCCAGGACCGTGAACCAAGGTAATCAGCCTCGGAACACAGGGTTCTCGACTCCGATGCGTCGAGAAGAACTATCAGATAAGATCTGACAGCTTTCAGGACAGCTATCCATCGTGAGGAAACGATGAGCTGACCTGGGGCCGGTGGCGGACAATGGGCGGTCATACGGATGACGAGACCATCGCTAGCCATTAGGGGCCAAACAGACATGTTTGACTCCAACCGGTAAGTGACCTGGCACCAATAAGGAACTCCATCGATCGAATCTACAAGGATTCGGGACGGCTCCAAAGGGTGGCCACTCCTCGTGACTAGACTTTTCCGGATCGATTCAGGAACTACAGTGAGTAGCTCAAAAATTGACCGGAAAGACAAACGTGAAACATCGAAAGGTTGTTCAATCTTGGAAATCAGCTCCAGTGCGTAAGCGCTGTCGGATTCCAAATTAAGGATTGAATAACCTGTCTCGTGGAATTTCCTCTTTGTTGAGGAATATCCAAACTCTGCCCAGAGGGGACGGAGCGAGTCGATGATACCATCTATGGTACTCAATAGTAAATAAGTATTCATCTTGAATTGGAAACAATTCAAGGCTTATATGCTTTTTGTATCGTTAGGAGATTATTTTATTGCTGCGTTTGTGGCGATAGACTAG